CTATATTTTGCGGGGTCTGCCTACTGCTTTTTTTAAATCTTCCGGCCTACTTTCTAGCCAGTCAGATAATTTTTTAAGGTTCCATCTTCGACCTTTTGTGGTTTCTGTAATGTATCTTGGTTTTGGAAAACCTTTTAAGCAAATAATGGATGATTTGAAATGCACACCACCATATCCTAAAAATTCTGCCGCCTGATCATCTGTCAACCAAATGTCTGAAGGTGGCAGGGCAACAATAAAGTTACCCATATTTGCCATTGCTGTCATTGATTCACCTCCATACAACTTTCTACATCTGCGATGGCTTTGCGCAATTCACCAATATTTACTGTTTTATCCCGAACACCTGAACCACCCAAAGTCCAAGAGAAAAAATGGTTATCACTTGGCGCATTAGCAACAATCTCTTTTGATTTTTCAAAACCATGAACTGCAACCAGCTCATGACTTTCGACAAGGCGTTTTAATTCGAGCTCGGTTTCAGGTGTCCTAATGTTCCCATTCTTAATAAATCCCTTTACCGCATCCAGACCCATTGATCTAAAAAACTCATTCGCTTTCACGACACTTCTCCCAAACTCTTCACCACACCACTCGGCAACTTACTTAAATAGCAGGTGAACAGGTGATACAACTTATCCGCATTACTTTCATCTACCGTGATAATCCCACCAGTACCACTCTTAACTCGTTGTCTTGACCACCCGCGCATGTTGTAAGTAAACTCATTGTCATAATCCACCGCATTTAAAATCGCATTGAATGAGCCAACATCACCGGCAGACCATGTTTCAATATATGGCTTGTCTTTGGCCACGAGGTTATCGATCTGAAGCTGGGCGAACTGCACATTGGTTAGTTGAATTTCAGTCATTGGCTGGCTCCTGAACCACGGTCATGCGGTATTTTTTACCATCGACATCAAATAAAATATCCATAGCTGTTTTTTGAAGATGGATCGCTACTGCTGTGATAGCCGAATCAGTAACATCCTCTTTTTTTCCGACCATAATACCTTTATTTATATCTACTCGACTTGCATAGATTTGGTTTGTCAACATTGAGCAAACGACACGCATTGGATTAGTCATTGGCTGGCTCCTGTGCTTCGATCATAGCTTGCTTCACATAAGCGTCATACAAGCTATACGGTAGAAAGGCATCACCTTCATGCTCTTTCGCAACAGCCATAACCATTGTTTTAGTTGGCTTAATTGGCATAAGAACATATCCTTCCGGCACCGCTTGGGCTTTGGTTAGATCAGATTTAAGCAACTCAATCTCCGCTTGTTGCTGCTCAAATAAAGAGAAAGCAGATTGCGTAGCGTGGTATTTGTAAGACCCATCAGAATCCCGCTCTAGTGCCCAACTTGGAGCATTTTTTACATATAACTTTTCAAATAGCTCTTGTGTTTGATTATTCTGAATATCCATCACGCCACCTCGCTTTCATACTTGTTTCGAGCGAAAATGGCATAGGCATCATCTTCACTAAAATTGATATCAATTAAGAAAAAGCCGTTTGGTGCAATCGGGTCCCACTTGGTGATATCGCAATCATCCATCATGATTTCCCAATCATCAGAATTAACAAGGCTTTCCATCCAGAACATCACAGTGTCTACACCAAAGTGGCTTTTAAATTTTTCCCACTCTTCGCGACTTACGTATTCTTCGTTTTCCAGATGCTCATTCATGTATTTTGAATAAACCGGGTGTGTCCAAGTTCCCATTTCGCCACGAACAATTTCAGTTGGCCCTAGTTTGCTATCTTCCATTCCACCACCTTCTTTAATTTTCATGCTGCTTTCACTCCCTTGCTACGTTCAGCCATAAGCTTTGCGTAATACTCCTGGCAATGAGGAATCTTGTCTTTGATCTTCTGAATGATTGCTTCATCACGCTCAATAGTCACAGTGGTCAGGCGTTCACGAATGTCGATAGCTTCAACCATGTCGATTAACTGTTCTCGATCATCCCAATCCTTTGTGAGTTCCAGTGGAGTGGGGAATAGCCAGAAATCCACCTCAGCAACTTCGCATTCATACAGCCACATGTAGGCTTGCATCTGAACGTCATAGCCTGCTTTTTTAACCTTCTCCACGGCTTCATCAACAAAGAAAGGATGGGTGCCAATATCCCAGGTGCATTTGGTGTCAATGATCAGCTTGCGTTCCAGATCCAGCACATCACACTCACCAGTGATCAGGTCATTACTGACCCGACCAACATGTTTTGTGAGCTTGCGAAATCGCATCTTTCCAGACATTTCAATCGCCACATCTTCAAGCAAATTCCCTTTAGCCGTGTACTGGTTGCCGGTGAATGATCGGAAGCCATAAAGATCTTCTTTCACAATCTTGCGAATGGAGTTCTTAGCATCACTTGTAAGCACTTCGCTTTTTAGCTTTGGCGTACCAATCAAGTTGCTCAAGGAGGAACAGCGAAATAACTTCATGGCAGCACCTCCACAGCTTGACGTTGTGCATCTGTCAGCACGTACTCACTCAGTACATAATCTTTCTCGAATGCGCCACCTTTGATCTGCTCAAGAAGCACCGGGAACTCAGCATCTGAAACAGTCATCTTGGTTTCGATTGCACCCACTGACTCGTTATGATCGATGTAATCAAAATCATTGGTTTCCACATCGCGAACAATCGCCTGATCCGCAAGTTGTGCTGTCTGCATCTCAATTGAAAGCGGTGCCTGTTTAGATAACAGCAGCTTAGTCACAGTCTTAAGGGCCATGGATTCAAAGTTGTCTTTCCAGACACCAGAGCCGTATTTGAATGACTGACTGTATTTGCCGGCATGCTTTTTCACGTCAGCAGTGCTCATGTAAAGCTCAGCAGTAAAACCATTCAGTAGCTTAAAGAAAGCCACATAGCCGATTGCTTCACCTTGATTCGGAATGGTCCAGTCAAATTCATAACCAAGTAGGGGATTGGCTGAAATTAATTGGCCTTCAAATACAGGTGTTGCAGCAATACGTGCAAACTGGCCTGAACGCTGTGCCAACTGAATAAAGCCCTTGTATCCCATCTGGAATTGAGCTTCTAAAGACTCAGACCACTTGCCTTGAGCATCTTTAAATTTGCGCTTGTACGGCACAATGTAAGCAAAGCCAAGATTGTTATTGATTGGCAAATCAAGCGTTGCTGCCATCATTGCTGCATTGATTACAGTTGCCGGTACTGCGCCTTTAAGCTGTGGTTGGTTTGCTACCTGCATTACCGAAGCTAGGAAGCCTTGAGTTTTCTTACCAAGCACTTCTTCAAATTTTTGACGGATTTTTGCATCTGACACATAAGCCTTGATTGACTTAGGATCATGCTCAGCAACCTGATTTTCTGTTTTTACTGGTGCATTCATCTCAAGCCACCTCTTCAAATAGTTGTTCCGCGTACTCATTCACAAGACGCTGTAATTCTTTAATCTGCTCATCACTCAGCGCAAATGTCTGGCCTTCCTCAGCTTCAAAATTCCAAACATCCAGCAAAGTCACAGGTGTATCTTTCACCACCAGCCAAGAATCAATATCCACCGGCTCGGCATATCGAGCATCACCATTCGAGCTACGCATTTGCGTCATCGTGTGAGGTAATACAGCCATTGAACAATCAGCCGTTGCCCACAGGTTTTCACCAATCTGGCGATATAAACCAAACGTCAGCACGTTATTTTCAATCGAAATATCCAGATCCACTTTGAAGCTCGGCAGGTCTGAAAAGTACAAATCACGGGTAAAATCTTCATTTACCTTGCAGCCAGTTACCTTGGTGCTATGACCATCACGGCATAGGAATAAAGACTGGTTCCCGATGTGATGAATAGGTCGCATTGCCGCACCACATCCACAGAATTGAGCGTAAGTGTTCATGCTGGCACCTCATTAATAAAGGTTTTTAGATGCGAAACTGAGCACTCATTTCCATCAGCAATATGATTTGAGTAAGAGGGCGCTATTCCGGCTGGGTTGAAATACTTGTAATCTTTCGCTTCTTCAACAAGAGACCTTAACTCCTCACAATTGTTTTCCAGAAGCCAAGGATTTAGCTTGATGAGGTTTGCGGCATTTTTGATTTCTAGAGCTTCCATCACTTCACCTCAATCCATCTGCCAATGCATATAGCAATCAACGCCATTATTTTTCATGTGGTCTAATGCAACCGATAGGCCCTTGCAATTTTTATCACCTTGGCCAAATGAACTGCTTAAAATAAATGTTCCCGGGAAACTCCAATGCTTGTAGCAGTTGATGCCAGCATTATTTAGCGTGCTTTCGCGAACGCCTTTTAAGCCACTAATACAAATGCAGTCATTGTTGGCGGTACCACCATCATCAACATGTTTTGCAGCTTCACGACCTAGACTTAACGCTTCATTGATTATTTTGCTTAAGTCGCTGTATTTATTTTTCATCACTTCACACCCCCAGCAATCGCAGCATTAATTTTCACAATCTCGTAATAGTCGATGTGAGCATTCACAGTTTCATCAAACCGAACGACGTTTAAGATGTTGGTGCCATCCACGGAAGCATCATCAAAACGAAACTCAACAAAGATGTCGTACTCATCCGCTTTCACTTTTGCAAAACACATCTGCTTGCAAGAGATGCTCTCAACTTCGTAACGCTTTGCAGCGATATCGACTTGCGGCTCTGCCAATTCGGTAGAGGTTTTAGCTGGTTGAAGTGCAAAGGCGAATGATGCGACTGCGGCTATAGCACCGGCAGTGAACATTGCACCGAATGCAAATTTGATATTCTTCTTTGATTGACTCATAATAGTCTCACTCAGTAGGGTGATGGGTCATGCTCCAGGTTGTTCGTGCAACGTTGGGGCTTTTCTTTGTTTGTGAGATAATAATGAACCATAAGTACATATATGTAAAGTACCAAAAGTACATTTATTTGAACTTTTTGTTCATCTTTATGTTTTAATAGACAAAAGAAAACCCATCACAGGGATGGGCATATTGAGCTTTTGCAAGGTAATAATTATGAAAATTGCAATTTCTACTTTACTAATATTCTTGTACTTAACATCCTTAGAGATACTAATAAGCCAACCAAAAATAGATTACTGGGAAATCATCCTGATCTGCGTCCAGTTTCTATGCTCAAGTCTTGCCATATTTCATTTTTTAAAGCCAAGCAAGAAAAGGGCACTCAAGCAAGGCAGGGTTCGCTTGCAAAGACACATTGATGAGCGAAAGGCCTTAATTGAGAAAATCAAAAAACAACATCAGGTTAGACCGAAATCAAAAATTATTTATGGCTATCCATGGTGGCCTTGGTTTAAGTAATTACCAAGTCCACGGCCTAGCTAGAGCAATTGCAACCAAAGAGGTAACGATGGTTGGAATTATCCACGCTTGGTTTTTTCGAATGTAGTCTAATGCTTTATGCGCCAATTTAGATGTCCAGTGCTTCTCATTAAGTGGCATAAGGAAGAATACAGAATCACTCCTACTGGGCTTTTGGTAAATATCCTTCCCATTCCACCAAGTCTTTATTGCTTTAATTATTCTTTCCATAAAACACCCAAGCCGCATATAGCGGCTTTTATTTCTTAAAATTTTCTATGTAGACCAACAACCTTGCCAACCAGGCGACAATCCTCTGTCAGCTTGATAATTTGCTCGGGCCAGTTCGGATTAAGTGGCTGCAAATATTTATCACCACCCTCAATGATTAATTTTTTAAATGTCGCTTCCGTGTCTCCACTACAAGCAATAATCACCAGATCATCGGTTTTTAAATCAAAAGTCTGTATATCGGGATTTACATAGATTCGATCGCCTGGCTTAAACTCAGGCTTCATAGAATTCCCAACAACAATAAGGCCATAACCGTTCTTACCACACTCTTTGAGTGGAGGAAGATGTTCATCAACTTTCGTGTCTTTCAGGATGGTTTCGATTGAATCAAAAGATCCAGCAGCTACCCATGAAATAACAGGAACAGGACGACCCTCAAGAGGAATCTTTTGGGACAAATCAACATTGTTATCCAATTTTACAGGCACATCTTTTCCTGTAAGAAGCCACTCAACACCGACACCTAGCCACTTTGATAAATCAATAATTCTTTTTGTGTCAGGTAGGGCTTCCCCATTTATCCACTTTCCTGCGGCTTTAGGTGTGATTTTAAAGAAATTAGCCAACTCAGTCGCCCTTCCACGAACAGGCAAACCTTTCTTTTCGAGCGCTTCATTAAGTCGATCTGAGAATTCAGCCAAATGATCAGTCATTTTTAATTACCTAAGAACCATAGGTTCATATTAATACTTCTTGAAAGAAGTATCAGTTCTTGTTAAAGTTGAACCATAAGTTCATATTGGAGGTTAAAATGAACCTAAAGTCGTGTATTGATGATGCTGGCGGTGTCTACACAGTAGCCGCTTGGATCGGAAAAACTCCAAGAGCTATGTACAAGTGGATTGAGAAGGACTCGCTACCACGTACCGAGTACACCGGACAAACAAATTATTCAGAAATTATCGAGACGAAGACAAAGGGGAAGGTTTCTAAAGAAATACTTCTGAAAGTCGGACTCCCTAAGTAGGTAAAAATTATGAGTCTTGAAAAGAAATCTACACATGTTCGCTTGTCTCCTGAAATCCATGAGCGGGCAAAACTACTTGCCGAAATTAAGGGTAAAGACCTTGCTCAATACCTGGCGTATCTTCTAGAGAAGGAAATCGTCGGTGAGTGGCATGTACTTAATTTACAAGCAAAATCATTCGAGCGCTTGGGATTAGGAGCTTTAGTAAGGGATCTGTCTACAGACGTTAGCTTTGGAGAGGGATTGGAAGGGAATCACTGGGATTCAAGCAAAGAAAAAGCCTGACGGTTGAGGTCAGGCTTTTGTATTCAAAACCGAGCAGGAGTTGAACATGAGTAGTTTAACACGAAATTTTAGAGAAAAAATGCTTATTCAAAAAATTCAACTTTTGGAAAAAGCACTTAAAGCAAACCTTAAAAACCCAAGCTTGGATAATGCTTGTTTGGTTGCCAAGGCCCGTCATGAATTATTTGTATTTGCACGAGGTGAGGCATGAACAAGGCAATTCCAGTTATCAAATTGATAGAAGCCATGAATGAACAACCGATTGCCTTCAACAAGCATTACGTTTTTCTGGGGTGCGGTATTAATGGGGCGTTAATGCTTTCCCAGTTGGTGTACTGGACTTCACGCTCCAAAAATGCGGAGGGATGGATCTATAAAACACAAAGCGAGTGGACCATGGAAACTGGACTCACACGCAAAGAACAGGAAACAGCTCGCAAGACCTTAAAAAATCTTGGCTTTATTTCTGAGAAGAAAATGGGTGTGCCGCGTCGCGTATTTTTCCGTGTAGAGCGTGAAAATTTATACCAAGCATTGGTTGAATACTCTGAGACCCTTGCTATTCCTGATATGCGCAATTCGGACATACTGAATGCGCAAAACGTACACACTGAAAGTGCAGATCGTGCAGACTGTACGCTCAATTCGGACATGCTGTACGCTCAAATCGGGCAATCTAATACAGAGAATACAACAGAGAATACTACAGATATTAATTTAGGCGCATCCGCACCTGAACAACCTAAAAAATTCTCTGCCAAAAAATTCTTAATCGAAAACGGTGTATCTGAAAAAACAGCCCAAGAGTTTATTGATCTGAAAAACAAGAAACGTAAAACCATCACTGACCGTTCTCTAAAAATCATTTTCAACCAAGCGATTGAAGCCAAGCTTTCAAACGAACGTGTATTCCAGATTATCGTTCTACGTGGCTGGGAGTCATTCAAGGCTGCATGGAATTGGGCTGAAACCAATGCTGAGATCGAGCAGCTAGAGAATCCACAGTCAACCCCAACCCCTAACCAACCACCTGCACCAGTTTTCAAAGGTGTGGCTAAGAAATTTAAGGGGATGAGCAATGACTGAGCTATTTTCGATTCCTACCGAACAAGCTGTTTTGTGTTCGTTCATGGATTTCGCTGGGTCTGGTGACTACATCGAGCAACTGGAAGAAAGTGATTTCTATGCCAGCCGTCACCAAGTCATCTTCAATTACATCAAACGCCAGCACCTAAAGGGCGAAGGGCATGATGCAGTTGTTGTTTGGGAGCAGATTCGCTCAAATCCAACAGAAAGCACCCAGATTGATGAAACGTACATCATGGAGCTATCAAGCGCCATATCGCTTCCTAGGCTCATTCCTACGCACATCAAAACCCTAAAAGATTTATCCACTCGCAGAAAGATTGCAGACCTGAGCAAGCATATCGGCACTATTGCCAACGATACGCTGACTTACACCGGTGAAACCGCAATTGAAAAGGTGCAGTCACTGGTTTCTGGTCTTGATAATACATCGACCCAGCAAGCAACTTTGAGCGTCGAAGCGATTGCCGTGGACGTACTGACCGACATCATTGACCGTCACCAAAAAATTCATGCCGGTATTGAAGTCAAAGCGGGGGTAAAGACAGGATTTATTGAACTGGATAACAAACTGGACCGTATTGACCGTACCGATCTGGTGATTATCGGCGCACGTCCTTCGATGGGTAAAACCACATTGGCCCAAAACATCATGCTCGACCTTGCTGTGAATCAGGGTGAAGTGGTGTTGTTCATGTCTGGGGAGATGTCGAAAGAGCAGATCATGGAACGGATGATTTCGGGCCTTGGCCAGATTCCATTGAAGCAGGTTCGTTCAGCTCAATTTGATTCGGAAGGCGCAGGCTGTATTTATCGCGCTGTCGATACTTTGAAAAAATGCCCGATCTTCATCAATGACAAGGCATCTCCAAGTCTGGCCGATATTCGCCGTGAAGCTCGTAAGGTTCAGCAAAAGACTGGTGGTCGATTGAATGCCATCGTGGTTGATTATCTTCAGATCATGACCCCACCTGAGAAAACAGGAAACAAGGTGCAGGAGATTGGTGATATTTCATGGGGCCTTAAAAAGATTGCCAAGGACTTTGGTTGCCCAGTGATTGCCTTGTCTCAGCTCAACCGATCTTTAGAGCAACGACCAAACAAGCGTCCAGTGATGTCAGATATTCGCGAGTCAGGCGCTATTGAGCAAGATGCAGACATCATCATGTTTATCTACCGTGACGAGGTTTACAACAAGGATTCAAAAGAAGCGGGTACTGCGGAAATTATCATTGGTAAAGCACGTAACGGATCAACTGGAACGGTTCGGCTGGCAACTGATTTAGGGCGGGCCACTTTCTGTGATTTGAGTCCAGAATATTACACGCAGTTGCAGGTTGTAGGGCAAAGCGCAGGGGGTGGGGTGTGAGTGATTACCTAGAAATGAATCTTGAGCAGCTTCAAAAAGAACATGCCGAGCTGCTTGCCTTTAATGAAAATTTGGATCGTGAGCGTAATGGATATCGCAAAGACGCTCGTAAGTACGCCAAGAAAGTGCAAATGATTGCAAGCCTGTTTGTTGTGCCTGGTGATGACCATGAATTAACACTCAAGGCTATTAAGACGATTGTGGAACGGGTGGGTGAATCATGAGAAAAGAAGCAGACCGCACATACATCAACTTAATGATCATGCGCACTTTGGCCACCACCAGAGGCCGCGTTTCGATCCAGCAAATTCACGACTCCATTAAGCCGAAAATGGGTATCTCAATTCGCAGTGTTCAGCGATACATGAACCGGTTGGAATTTTGGGGATTGGTCAAATGTGATGGAGCACATCCGAAAGGGTTCTCTCTCACACTTCAGGCAGAAGAATTTATTAAAGATATGGCGCAAGGAGCAGCAGCATGAACTTAATCGAGAAAACAGAATTAAAGGAATGTGACCATGATTGGGAAAATATTTCCAAGATTGGGGACACTAAACGTCAACTTATCTGCACTTACTGCTCAGAACAAAAAACAGAGCCTTTTGATGTGAATGTAAAACAGTGGTCGGATGAGGAAACTGACCATTGCACGGACATCAAGAACCACATTAGCCCAAATACGAAGGTGATTGAGCATGAGTGATTTTGAAAAGTGGTTTGAGGATCAAGACTTCTACACAAACATGCGATTCATTCACGGTGACAAGCTATTTGACAAGGATGGCGCTGTATATCGGGTGCTGCCGGTTCAGATGACTTATCAGGGGTGGAGTTCACAACGTCAGCGTTCCAAGGATGAATTTGTCGAACTCACTCAGGAATGGCACACCAAAGGCTGGAATGCTCGTCAGGGTGAAATTGAGAAACTAGAAAATGAATTAAGCACCACAAAACAGGTTCTCGGCAATGTTATTGATATGGAAGTGGCTAAGGTTGACAGCCTAAAAGCCCAGCTCAACAACATGGAGGCTTGTTATATCGAGAAGAAAAAACAGGTTGAGGACCAGCAGAAGAAAGTTGATGAAGTTCTCGAATATCTGGATGGTGAAAGCGCTAACCGTTGGGGCTTATGGAAAGAAAAAGCGGACATGCTTGATCAAGGTGCAAGTAATGCATTTGAGGAAGCGTATTGGATGGCTAAGAAAGCCCTGCGAGGTGCCAATGACTAATCTCCGTATCACCGCAGCACAGGCACGAAAAGCCGGTATTGGCCCTCGATTTGGCGTAACGGCCAAGTCGGGGAAAAAGAAATCCAATCCAGATCCAATACCAAAGATTCCGGCACATCTGGTCGAAGGGAAGGGATTTGGTGTGATGAATGATGAATTGCTCTGGTGTGAAGTTTTAATCACACCTCCTTCGGTAAATCACTACTGGATACGCGGGGCTAACAAGACCAATCGATTAAGTAAGCGTGCAATCCACTTTATTGACGTTATGAAGCGTTTTATTGAGCCAACAGGGTATCAGGGCAGAGTTCGCGTAAAGATCGAATACGCGCCACCTGATGCGAAAATACGCGACATCGATAACATCGTAAAACCATGCTTTGACGCTTTGTCGAAAGGTGGATTGATTCTGGATGATTCCCAGGTGGATGAATTGCTTGTAAAGCGGTTGCCATCAGAAAAAGGCGGGAAGCTGATTATTCAAGTTGAAAAGTTGAAGGTATGAGGGGAACGGGATGAATGCAGATTTATTTGATCAATGGGAAAAGGCATCTATTGAAATAGAAAGATTGAATGCTGTTGTTCAACAGTTAAAAGATGATCGTGACCGATTGCTAGTTAAGTATCAGGCTACAAAAAGGCAGCAATACAGCACATCTCAGCATAATTCGAAGTTAGCTGCATACGTTGAGTGCTTGGAGGATGACATTAATCGCCTTACTGATAATGGTGAGTACGTCTTAGTACCAAGAGAACCAACACAGAGAATGCTTAATGCGGCTCACTGCTATATGAACCGGGTCAAAGGGAGTGATGTTCATCCTGAGACAAACAGAAAGCGCAAAGAAATGTACAAAGAAATGATAAATGCATGCTTAAGCGAAAAGTTAAAAGATTGAGGTGACGGGATGAATGCGGCAGTGAAAACACAAGTAATGGATTGGGCAAAATATACAATTGATGGCTGGCTGGAACAGTTTGGGGCATGGTGTGAAACTGTTCGCATGAAAGGCGGAGATTTGCCGGATGGACTGCATGTAAACCAGATTTACTGGTTGATCCGTGAAGCTGATAAAACTCCACGTAATTCTAAATGCTATATCAAATGTGAAATCAGTGATTTTGAAGCTGATCAGATTCAGGATTTACTGAAAGGTATTTTTAACTCTGATGCAGTGGATTATGCAGCTAAGTATGCAGTGATGTGTTTGGTGAAGCATAAGGTGGAGAATCGCAGTTTAAGTGCTGTGGCAACCATGACGAATCAGAGCAAGCCAATCGCTCACATGATGATTAATTGTGGTCGTCACTTTATCCATTCACGTGAAAATCAATTAAAAATCGGATAGGTATTGACCGGTATACCGCGATATGGCATATTTCAGGTATAGTGCGCTTGAGTAGTCGGGTACACTAGCGATTAAAGCTCATCGAAAGGTGGGCTTTTTGCATTATGGCGGTTTTATTAATTTCTAGTGGTTTTTAAATTAATGCCGCCACCCAGATTCTAAAAATAGTTGAGCACATCATGAGAACAATCAAATTCCAAAACAATGAATTCCAGTTTAATGATGTGCACATTGCCAAAGCTGGTGATAAGGCATGGGATTACGCTTGGGGTATTGCTGATGAGTTTGGTTATTTGGCTCCATGTGTTATTGAGTCGCTACCAGATGAAGATAATAACGAAATGATTCTGGCTGTAGATCGTGAAGATAAGTGCAAGGCTGAATGTATTGCCATTATCTGCTCAAAAGAGAAATCACCAATGTTCCCATCATTAACTGACGATGCTCGTTGTATGGGCTTCCAGTTTGTGTATGAGGGAGATCAATTCGAGGTGCTGTGATGCTCCAATTCCTAAAACGCCTATTCTGCTTTCACCACTACGATTACGAGTCTGATATTTTTATTCAGATCGAATGTCGTAAGTGTGGCAAATGGCTGGATGAATAAACCCTTGTCGCTTCGGTGACTCTAGCCGGACGTATTACGGCAATCAAAGCCCCTCGCATTCTAGATGTTGAGGGGTTTTTCTTTTCTTATTGGTGGTGAATGTGAATGAAGGCTGCAATATCTGAAGGTTGTGATTTGAATTATCCGGAAATACCGGAAGGTTGGGATGGGATATGGACACAGTAGAAGCAAAGCGGAATCTAGAAGTACTTGAAAGAAACCGCAGCCGCTTAATGAATTACAACCATCTGTATTCAAGCTATGCATTTAAAGAAATGTGTGGTGCTGAACTCCGCAAAGTAAACAAGCAGATTGCAGGCATAGAAGAACAATTAAATGCGGAATTCAAAAAGACTCGCAGCAATCAGAAAGCTGCCATGCATTCGGTGCGGTAATCCCAATAGCCAGGCTGCTCATTCCAATTCAAGCCGTGACGGTAAAGGGCGCGGAATCAAGGCCGATGACAGCAAAACCGTTTGTCTGTGCCAGTCATGCCACTATCTGTTCGATACCTTTCAATTGGGTAATCGGGCAGAGAGTGAAGCAATGTTTGAGAAGTGGCTGGTGAAAGTGGATCGGATGTTGAATCAAACAGACAAAGAGATTTTTTAACTGAGCCAGATGGCTCTTTTTTTATGTGAGAAGAAGATGTCAAACGAAAAGCAGATTGAACAAGAAATTCAAGACAAAGGCTTAAATGCACCACGCTTAACACCAGATCATATTGATAGTGTTATTGCAGGTGAAACATATACCAACCTTCCTGATGGTCGAACAGTGATTTGTCAATTAACACTGAAAAACGGATACACCATTGATGGTAAATCAGCATGCGTGAGCAAAGAAAATTTCAATCAAGAAATTGGTAATAAGATTGCCCGTCAAAATGCCCGTGAAAAAATCTGGGAACTTGAAGGCTACTTGTTGAAAGAAAAGCTATATCAAGCGCAATAACTCAAGAGGGATAGGAAATGCAAAAAGCTGTGTTTCCTATCCAGAGTCATGCCGACATCACCAAAGTCATTAACTACATGCATACCAATTACACTCAGGCGATTAATGAGGGTAAGCCGTTAAGGGTGGTGATTGATCAGAAGCAGGATGATAGGTCCACTGCACAGAATCGTTTGTATTGGATGTGGTTAGGTCAGATTGAAAGAAAGACTGGTCAGGATAAAGACTCACTCCATTACGAATTTAAGAAACGCTTTTTGATTTATATCTATCGTCGTGATGATCAAGAGTTCGCTGAGACCTGTAATGCGATTGCAATGCTTAAGCAGAATGAGTGTGAAGAATATCGAGTGATTGCAGAGCAAGTGATAAGACTTTGCAGTACAACCAAGGCGACAGTTAAGCAAATGACCGAGTATTTGAATTATGTGCATGATTTTACTGTGACTCAGCTGCATGTGCATTTGACTGTGCCGGATGATTTGAAGTGGTGTTATCAAGATGAAGCGTCCTTATCCTCCTATCCAAGATAATCAAAACACAGATGTTGAAGATGATGAATTTATTGAGACTGGTGGTCTACTTCACTTCGAGCCTGCAAACAATGATTTGTGGCCATGGATTAGAGAAACCTTTCTTGAATCATGGGGGAAACTCCACAATCCAGACCATGAGCACTTATTAAGCTTTCAACCTCCTGAGATTTCATTCCTTTGGGCTTACACCAAATGCGAAGCAAAAGACCGTCGTGTGCTAGGCCAAACTGAAAGAGTAATGATTAATGTGGGTGGTTGGCGTAAAGACCGGCAAGAGCTTCAATTGATTGACTGGTTTGGTGATGTGCCTAAATACATCATCATGCTAGATGCGCGTGTATGTCAGATCATGAGCGATACGGATTTTTGCGCATTGGTAGAGCATGAGCTTTATCACATTGGGCATAAGAAAGATCGGCATGGTGAGTTTGAATATACATCCATGGGTGAGCCTAGACTGTTCTTACGTGGTCATGATGTCGAAGAATTCCACGGTGTGGTCCAGCGTTATGGTGCATCACCAGATGTCCAAAAAATGGTAGAGCTTGCAAATGATGGTCCAACTATATCTCGGGCTAATATTGCTCATGCATGCGGTACGTGTTTATTAAAGTTGGCTTAATTTTTTTTGCCTGCTTTGCTAGACGTAGCTAGACAAAGAGGTAGGTATGGCGGCACTTAAAGATCCTGTAAAAATCTTTATAGTTCAGTCTCTTGCTTGCTTTGAAACCCCTCAACAGGTAGCTGATACTGTCAAGCAGGAATTTGGGATTGAAATCAATAGAAAGCAAGTACAGCTTTATGATCCAACCAAACAGGCTGGTAGAAATCTAAGTAAGAAATTAAAAGACCTTTTTGAGAGAACTCGAAAGGATTTTAGAGAAAACATCGAAGACATTCCGATTGCTAACAAAGCCTTTCACTTTAAAGAACTCCAAAAGATGTATGACGATTGGGGTAAGAATAAAGTCATGCGTCAGAACGTGCTTAAACAGGCACAAGGGTTGCTTCAGTCGGGTAAAAGTGCTAGCCCAAGTGGCTTATCTGAAAAAGAACAGATTGAAATTGAGATTAAGTGTTTAGAGCTTGAGAAACTTCAGAAAGAAGTAAGACCTCCCGCAACTCGACCTCCTGAGGAAGATTACAAAATCAGCCTGAAACCTGATGAGGAAATTCCAAATGAGCCAATTCTTTGAGCCACCAGAAGGCGCAGTACAACTTACACCAAAGCAGGCCAATATCTATTTATGGGGCTGGCAGAAAGAAGCCCGCTTTCGTGATGCTGTATGTGGTCGACGTTTTGGTAAAACCTTTTTAGCTAAAGCTGAAATGCGTCGAGCTGCACGACTGGCAGCGAAATGGAATGTGTCGGTTGAGGATGAGATCTGGTATGCAGCGCCTACCTTCAAACAGGCTAAGCGTGTTTTCTGGAAGCGATTAAAACAGGCTATTCCACCATCATGGCGCGCAGGAAAGCCCAACGAAACTGAATGCACGATCACTTTAAAAAGTGGTCATGTCATGCGTGTAGTTGGTCTGGATAACTATGATGACCTTCGTGGATCCGGCTTATTTTTCCTGATCATTGATGAATGGGCAGACTGTAAGTGGGCTGCATGGGAAGAAGTACTGCGTCCAATGCTGTCAACATGCAAATACATCGTGAATGGTGAGCAGCGTGTTGGTGGTCATGTTTTAAGGATTGGCACGCCAAAAGGCTTTAACCATTGCTATGACACTTTCATGGATGGTCAGCCAGGACATGAGCCAGACTGCCGCAGCTTTTCCTATACATCGCTACAAGGTGGGAATATTCCTGAATCGGAAATCATTGTTGCCAAGCGCAAGATGGACCCGAAAACATTCAGTCAGGAATATGAAGCCAGCTTTGAAAGTTATCAGGGCGTTATTTATTACTGCTTTAACCGGGTGCTCAATAGCTCAAGCGAAACGGTTCAAGATGGTGACACGCTTCATATCGGCATGGACTTTAACGTTACTAAAATGGCCGCTGTGGTTTATGTGCGTCGTGGTGACACCATGCATGCAGTAGATGAGTTTGTGAATCTATTTGATACACCCGCAATGATTGAAGCGATTAAAGAGCGGTATCCAAAGCATTCAATTGGTGTGTACCCAGATGCTTCGGGTGATAACCGCAAATCCAATAACGCCAGTGAAACCGATATTGCGATGCTGAAAAAGGCGGGCTTCAAGGTGTATGTGAATGCATCCAACCCAGCTGTGAAAGATCGTATTAACTCTATGAACTCATTGCTCTGCAATACGTTGGGTGAAAGACGTTTGTTTGTGAATACATCCAAGTGCCCACACTTTGCGAAATGCCAGGAACGTCAGATTTATGACGAGAACGGACAACCAGACAAGAAAGCAGGCTTTGACCATATGAATGACGCTGGTACATACCCAGTTGCTTACCTATTCCCAATCAATGCGAAAGCTAAAACACTATCACTTAAAACGGTGTACTAAATGGCAGTCAATTCAAAACATCCTAAATATGCTGAATTTGAAGGCCGCTGGAAGGTCGTTCACGATCTATGTGATGGTGCAAATGCAGTGAAGAAGGCAGGTGCTTTATATCTGCCTGAAATCAATGTAAGCAAAGACAAGCGTGAGAATGATTTACGTAATCAGGCTTATCGTGATCGTGCTGTGCTGTATGAAATCACCAAAGACACAAAGCAGGAATTGATTGGCATTGCCTTTTCGGAAGATCCGAACTTCGATCCTGATGGTATGGACTTCCTGAAATACAATGCTGATGGTACTGGGAAGTCTTACTACCACTTGATGCAAAGCGCTTTGGGTGGCTTACTTGATGCTGGCCGTGGTGGACTCTTTGTGGATTATCCGCAGACAGATGGTGCGACTTCGGTTGCTGAGGTTGAGCGTTTAGGCATTCTGCCTACAGTGGTGCATTACAAAACCTTAAGCATTATCAATTGGGGTGTGCGTAAGGTTGGCGCTCACTTCAAAACAGCTTTGGTGGTACTTGCTGAAAAGGATTCTATTGTCGATCCGAGTGACGAGTTCAGCTTAAAAGAGATTCAGCTTTATCGGGTATTGCGACTGGATCAGAACGGTGAATATTGTGTTCAGATTTATTCTGATCGCACTGGTACCTTGCAAGCTGATAGCGAACCTTATTATCCGACTGATGCAAATGGCGCTAAGTGGAATGAGATTCCATTTATCCCGCTTGGCTCAGTGGCCAATGATTGGGAAATCGACAATATCCCGCTTGAGTCACTGGCGTTGATGAATATTGCGCATTATCACAACTCGGCTGAGTATGAGAATAGCGTATTCCTTTGCGGTCAGATTCAACCGGTAATGACTGGTCTTGATACTGAGTGGCGCGATTGGCTGCAAGAAAATGGTGTAATGCTAGGCTCTACAACTCCTTTGATGCTTCCAACGGGTGCGACATTTACCTTTGCTCAGGCAGAGGAGCAGATGATTGCCAAAGAAGCAATGGAAGCCAAAGAGAAGCACATGAAGGCTTTAGGTGCAAAACTGCTTGAAGAAAATCAGGTGGTGAAAACTGCAACTGAATCCAACAATGAGTCGATGGCGAAATATTCTGTCTTGTCGTTGTGTGTGGCGAACCTCAATGAAGCCTCTGAAATTGTCTTGCGCTGGTGTGCTAAGTACTTCGGTTCTGGTGACAAGGCCAAGTTCACAATCAAACAGGACTTCGCTAAAGGCAAGCTTTCACTGGATGCATTGAAGTTCTATAACGAGTTGGTGCAACAGGGCAAATTGAGCCGTGAAACTTTCCATACAATCCGCACGACTGGCAAAGTTCCTGAGATTGATTTTGAGGAAGAAGAGCAGCGGATCGAAGCCGAAACGGCCAGTGCTTTACCAGGTATGAACTATGAGCGACCAAATAGCACAGAAAGCAATACTTAATGCTTTAAGTCAACATTCAGCCTATAGCTATCGAGCATCAACCCAAGCCGTAAATGAGGTTTTAAGCCGCTTTTACGGTCTGTCTAATAAGATAGTATCCGAGCTAAGGGAATTGCTTGAAAACCTATCTGACGCTGAAAAAATCGCATTGGCAAGTGGTCAATACACCACAGATCAATTGAAAGAAATCCGAAGCCTGCTGAATGACCGATTTAAAGAGATTTTAGTTGAGGTTCCAGAAACCTTTCACCAGTCAGCGGTCAGCATGGCGGTGTATGAAGCATCGTATGTCAGCCAATTAATGACAGGTGCAGCAGCTTCGATCAGCGGTGAGCAGCTTTATAAAAAAGCAAAGACTACTCCACTGGCAGGTGGTCAGCTCATTAATGAAATGTTTGGCTTTGTACTGGATAAGGCTCGAAAGCAGGTTGAATATGCGATTCGTGATGGTATCAATCAGGGTCAGACCAATCAGGAAATCATTACCCGCATCCGTGGCAAGCGAACCAAGGTAGGCAATCAATACGCTTATGTCGGTGGTATCTGGGATGCGACCAAGGCAGAGATTGAGCGAACTGTCAGGACTGCACGAAGTCATGTGGCGAATGTTGCTTATGACGATACGTGGAAAGCTTTAGGTTTTACTCATGTAAAATTCGTCAGCACACTTGACGGGAGGACGTCCAAAATCTGCATGTCGCATTCAGACGATGTTTATCCAATTGATTCAGCACATCCGCGACCACCTTTGCATTATAACTGTCGGAGCGTTCTCATTGGAGTTGATGCTGATGGGAAACTATCAGGCAAAAGACCATTTGTTGCAGATAGCCGAAAGGTGCGTGATATTCCGAAAGACCAGCGCGACGGGATTATTGGTCAGGTTGATGCTAATACCACCTTTAAGTCATGGTTCGCTCAGCAAGATGAAGAATTTAAGCGCGAATGGCTAGGTAGGTCCAAGTACAAACTATATGCTCAAGGCGGTTATTCTCTGGATCGATTTGTAGACCCAATTGGCAGGGAATATACATTAAAAGAACTTGAGTTAATGGATAAGAAAACCTTTAAAAACTTAGGTTTGATATAGGTTTATGGTATAATTATTAGACAAAACAAAACCCCAAAAGACGGCAATCTTATGGGGTTTCTAATCACAACATATCTAGCTGGAGATATCGTCATGACTAAGGCGAATTGTACCTGTATTGTTTGTAAAGCTCAATTTAAAGCAGCATCTTACAAATCAAATAAATACTGCGGAGTAGCATGTTATAGGGTCGCCCAAAAGCGCGGTGATTATCATATTGGATCAAAGGGCACAAAGAGAAAGCATAAATGTGCACACTGCGGTTCCGATGTGTTAGGAAAGTCTAAGAATCGGAAAAGAAATGGTGAGGCAGCTGACCATATATTTTGCAATCGCCAGTGCTATGACGCATTCAGGTCTGAAAGCAGAAATAAGCCAAAAGGCGAGTGTTTAAATTGTGGTGTGGCAATAACAAATAAAACCACAAGAAACCTAAACCCAAAGTATTGCTCAAACACATGCAAACTAGAGCACAAGAAGTCAAAAGATCGTCACTGTATTTCATGTGGAGTGTGGTTTAGTTCACTAAAATGGAACACATCGGCAGGTCGACTTGTGGCGGACAATGTAAGAAAAACATGCTCCGAAGAGTGCTACATTGAAAATATCAAGTCTGATAAAAACCGCAAAGAGAAAATAAGCCAAGCGTTTCAGGGTGCAAGTCATCCTAATTGGCAAGGTGGAACTTCTTATATGCAGGCAGGTCGCTTTCGTGGATCAAACTGGCAGATGATACGGCAGCGTATTATTGAAAGAGATGGCTTTAAGTGTGTAGCTTGTGGAATTAGCCGCGATGAACATTATGAAAAATATGGTCGCGACTTATCAGTAAACCATATCAAGCCATTTCACCAGTTTGGTGGAAGGAATGAGTTAGCAAACAAGCCTAGTAACCTAGAAACGCTTTGCGATTCATGCCACACAAAGACCGACTGGAAATATCGAAAAGAAAACCCGATTCAACAAATCCTCTGCTTTGTGTAGGTGGCAGCATGACCACACCCGAACAGCAAATCATTTACGACTTAATTTTAAAGGCTTGGACGAAATCAAAATGAAAGAATATAAGGGTGCCGAAGTAATTGCTCGATTTGAAAACGAAACCCCATTGGGGGATGCTCCATTTTTTAAATCCATGGCTGAGAACCAGAAGCGAATCTACTTTGAATCTGGTCGATATGCTACCTATGCAACCAATGATATTGCAAACATCCCTTATAGGGTGGGACAAAAGGTCGAGGTTGAATATCAAGGTCCTTGCGTAACTATCATTTAAAACCAATTTTAACCTAGACCCAAACGGGTCTTTTTTTATGCCCGCAGTTTGTGACTGCACAATCGCTCGGAGAGCAGCATGTTTGAATATGAACTCGATAGCCTAGAGGGCTTGGAAGAATCGCAGAAAGCTTTTTATGAAGAAAAGGACGGCAAATTCGTCCTAAAAGTAAAAGGCATTCCACAACCCCAGCCACAAAATGATGATGGCCTACGCAAAAAGGTTGATGAGCTGCTTGCTGAAAAGAAAGCGGAACAGCAAAAGCGCAAAGAAGCGGAAGAACAGGCCCGAAAAGAATCTGAAGAAAATGCTCGCAAAAAAGGCGACATTGACGCTTTGGAAAAGTCATGGGGTGACAAACTTGCAGCACGCGAAACCGAGCTGTTAAACGAAAAACAAGCGCTTGAAGCACAGGTCTATAAATTAACAGTAGGAAGTAAGGCAACTGAACTGGCAGCAAAACTTGCTGTACCGGGTAGTGATTCCGTTTTACTTCCACATATTAGCAATCGTCTACAGGTTGAAACTGTAGATGGTGAAATCAAAATCCGTGTTCTTGATTTGCAGGGCAAGCCAAGCGCATTGAGCATTGAAGATTTAGAAAAAGAATTTCGTGCGAATGAGGCATTCAAGCCTTTGATTCGTGCGTCAAACGCATCAGGAAGTGGGGCTTCTGGCGTTCAAGGTGGCGGTGCTACTAAAAAACCAAGCGAAATGACAACTGCCGAACGTCAAGAGTGGCAATTACGTGACCCATCAGGGTTCAAGGCTGCTTTAGACAATGGCGAATTTAATAAATAATTTGGAGTATTAATCTTATGGCATCAGTTCGCCTTACAGATATTTATAACCGCGACCTTTTGGCAAGCTACATTGATCGCGATTCCCTTGAAAAAACTGCATTTGCTGATTCGGGTGTATTGGTCACCAATAACGAATTTAGCCAATTATTGAATGCACGCACTGCGATTCAGGAAGTTCCGTACTGGAATGATTTGGATGCGTCTATCGAACCAAACTACAGCAATGACAATCCGGCTGATAAAGCTGTTCCGTTGGCGCTGAATACTGGTGTAATGAAAGCCCGTATTGCTCACCTGAACGAAGGCTGGGCGGCTGCAAATCTTGTGAAGGAATTAACTGCACAAGATCCACTTGCAGCAGTAGGTCGAAAACTAAACCGCTACTGGCAACGTCAGGTTCAACGTCGTCTAATTGCATCTGTTTTGGGTGTGTATGCCGACAACGTAGCCAACCATTCAAGCGACATGGTGGTATCAGATGCGGTTGGTAGCTTGGATGCTGACATCATCATTGATGCTGGTGCGACTATGGGTGACAGTGACGAGGGCTTAGGCGCTCTAGTGGTTCACTCTAAAAAATATGCCGACCTTCAGAAGCAAAACTTGATCGAGTTTGTTGAGCATTCAGATGCTAAAACTCAGATTGCTACTTATCAAGGTAAGCGCCTGATTAAAGATGACGGCATGCCGATGATTTCAGGCCAGTATCTTTCAATCTTGCTGGGTGCTGGTGCGATTGGTTATGGCTTTGGTCAGCCAGACAATGCGCAAACTGTTTCTTATAAAGATGAAGAAGCAAACGGTGGTGGTGTAGAAACAATCTGGTCACGTCGTAAGACATTCATTCACCCGCTTGGCTACAGCTTCACTAGCGCGACCATCACTGGTAATGGTACAGAAGATCCAGCAATTTCTGCATCTTGGGCTGATTTGGCACTAGCTGCAAACTGGACGCGTGTTTATGACCGTAAAGCCATTCCATTGGCATTCATTTTAACCAAGTAAGGAGCTAAACATGGCTATTGGTAAAGGCGAAAAGAAAACCCGTTGGGAAGATGTAGTTGCTGGATTTAAAGTTCAGCAACCTAAAAAGGCATCAGGTAAAGCATCTGGATCATCTACAGGTTCAAGCACACCGCCTAAAGATGATGATGCCGGTAAGAATGGCGGTGGCACTGAAGGTGCTGGTGATAGCACCCAACCAACTGACTTCAATGCTCTAACGGTTGAAAAACTCAAAGAGCAGCTTGTAGCAAAAGGAATTGAAATTCCTGCTGATGCAAAAAAGGCTGATTTAGTCGCTCTATTAGAACAGGAATAACTATGAATTACGTCACTATCGATTCAGTCACTCAAAGCCTTGGTCTAGATTGGGCTGGATCGGGTGACGCTAATCTCGCAGTTACTCAAGCGAATGCTTGGCTTCGTGCCAAGCCTTTGCGTCAATTTGAAGTAATCCCGGAAGATGTATTACTTGCAGGGGCTTATGCTGCACAGCTGGCCGCTAAAGGTGAGCTATATAAAGACCGTGCGGATGGTGTGGTGAAATCCGAACGCGTCAAAGCAGATACCGTAGAGGTTCAGACAGAGTACGTGGCAGGTATGGAGCAGGGCAAAAGCTCGACGATGTTATTCATTGAAGACTTGGTTGCTCCCTATATGTCCAAAGGCTTTGCAATTAATACATTTGTGGTGAAGTAATGAAAGATAAAATCCAAGCCAAGGTTGCACAAGCATTCAGTACAAAATTGGCCGATGCTGTCGACACCTTCACCTGCACAAAACTGATTTACTCGGGTGAGTTTGATTTTGAAGCGCAGACTTATCCCATTGTTGGTGATGAGTCATATTCAGGGCGTGGTGTGCGAGGGAATTATCTTCGAGACATGGTTAAGCCTATCGACTACCAAACTACTGATGCAAAGGCCATTGTCCTTCAAAATGAGCTTACAGGTATTCCGCAGATAGGTGATGTCTGGCAGTTTGCCGATGGTGGTTTTGAGGTTAAAAATATTAGCCAAGATCCAACAAACAGCATTTGGACCTGTCAACTTAGAAAGGTGTAGTTATGGCTTGGGAAGTACACGAAATCCATGATTCAGTTCATGTGATACCTCAAAATGATTTAAAGCCACATGATTTCAATCCCAATTGTGCGTGCGGTGTCTCTTATGAAGATGGTGTTTATACTCACAATTCATACGATGAGCGCGAATTAACTGAGAATCTGCCGAGGTGCTAAATGGCCTGGAAAAACAAACCGAGTAATTTTGTGCTTGAGATAGAGAAAATTGGCGATGAGCATTTGCGAAAAGTGAGTGCTGAGATGCTGCAAGGCGTGATTATGGGCAGTCCAGTCATGGACGGTGCATTCCGTTCCAATCATAGGGTCACAGTCAACAAAACCACAAATGAGACAGTGCCAAGTAATGGAAATAAGGCACCAAAAGGTACGCTGGATCAAGAAGTGTTTGCGGAAGGAGCAGATAAAATTTTGCAAGCCAAGCTTGGGGATAGTGTCTATATACAAAACAATCTGCCATACGCCCTAAGGCTTGAGAATGGACATTCACAGCAAGCATCACTTGGAATTTACTCACTCACATTCCTTTCAGTAGCGAGTAAATACAAATGATGACACTCACTCAGGCTGAAACTGAAATTTATAAAAAAATAGGTCAATTCACTGGTGTAGAGAAGGCTAATCTCCGTATTGAAAGCCAACCACTAGGCAGAGGGCAGCACTTTAAAGCGCCAACAAATAAAGCGTGGTGTAAAGTTTTTATACAGTACGCTGACAGTCAAGTGGCATCCATTGGTGATGGCCCATGTATCCGTGATTACGGCATTATTTCAATTCAGTGCTTCACGCCAAAGAATAGCGGAACACTTGCTATGACTGAATTGTGTGATAAGTGGCGTGCATTACTGCAATCATTCGGTGTATCTCATCTTGAAGTCTATAAGGTTCATGCACCGCAAAGCATGGATGACCAAGATTTTTACGCAAAAATAATTAGAGCTGAGTTCCGAGTGAACTAGCTTAAACACTTAATTAAACCGTCCTTATTGGGCGGTTTTTTTATGCCTGAAATATGGCAACCCACTGGCTAGGCTGATCCCCGAAAAGCACGTTTCCATGTTCAACGTGCCTGCCAGTTTCTTTTTTTTGAGCATGATCAGGAGAATGCTATGAAGATGGTAGCGCAACCACAGACTATATTTTTTCATAACGCCAATTTATCTATTGTTGAGCACAATGGGCAACCTTATGTTCCAATGCGTCCAGTTGTTGAGGGCATGGGTTTAGCATGGCAGGCACAGTTTGATAAGTTAAAACAGCGCTTTGGTTCAGTTATCATGGAAATCATGACAACCGGTAAAGATGGCAAGCAGTATCAAATGTTGTGCTTGCCTCTTAAAAAGCTTTTTGGCTGGTTGATGACTATCAGTCCAAACAAAGTAAAACCAGAACTTCGAGATACTGTCATCAAGTATCAAGAAGAATGTGATGATGTGCTATGGAGTCACTGGACAGGCAAATTGAATGCCAGACACAAAGCTTTTGATGAGCTGAATGCAATTGATATGGATGACAAGATATCGAAAGCAAAAGGAACTCTTTTTAGCCTTGGTATGCACCAGCGCAAACGCGAAAAGAAAATCAACAAGCAGAAACGCCAAGACTGGATTAATAAAAATACCCTATTGCTTAATTTCGGTGAGGAGGGTCTAGCATGAATCCAATTACAGACAATGCATACCTTATTTTTGCGTGTAGACAGGTAAGTAATGGTGATTTAGAGGCTGATTTCATTATTGACGGCATTGTGTATGTTGTCGTGGCAGCATCTAAGGCTAACATGCTTAACCTTGCTGAAAAGCAGGAAGAAATAGAAATCAAATTCCCAAAATATAAAATCATTGTGACACAGCGGCCATTGTTTAACTTAATTGAGACACTTGATCAGCTTGAGAAGTTGGAGGCTGCAATGATTGCAGATGGCGATCTGATTGATAGTAAGCCTACTGGTCGAATCGTTGATGCATTTGATTGGAATAAAAAGCATGACGGAGCAAGACAGCGCGGCCATTGCTAAAGAGAAATTTAAAAACCAATGCCACCGAAAGGTGGTTTTTTTATGCCTAAAATTAAGGAGCACACTATGTCATCCAAAGGCACTGATGTAGTTATCTACATTGCAAAAGAAGAGTCACCTAATGTTTTGCCTGCAGTGCCTGTCTGGCATACGTTGCGTCGAAACTCTGACTCATTAAAGAAAACCGTTTCGCTTACCGAATCTGATGAAATTGTAGATTCTCGTTTTGATCAAGGTTCAGTAGCAACTTCTGGTGAAGCGACTGGCACTATTGAGTATGAACTATCGGCTTTAAGCCAAGATATTCTGCTTGAAGGTGCGGCTGGTAATGTGTTTGTTGATGATGCTTTAACTGGTGTAGCCACTCTTGAAATCGGCGGCCCTGAACTAGACACCTTTACCATTGTAAAGCATGACAAAAAGCTAAACTTTATCCAAGTATTCTCTGGTGCCCGAATTGGCGAATTAACCATTCAAGGCGACACCGAAGGCAAAATCACAGGCTCTGCAACAATTAGCGCTACAGGCTATGCAAACCCAGTAGCAAGCCCTGTAACTGCTCCACTTGCTGCGCCTGATACACCATTCATGTCATCTATCAATGTGAATACATTCAAGATCAATGGTGTGAGTACGGTGGGCACTGCGTGTGCTGAATCCTTCAGTATTACGATTAATAACAACCTGACAGCTCGCCCATGTTTAGGAAATCAAAGCATCATTCCAAACCGCTATACCGAAGGCAAAGTGAATATTGGTCTGAGTGCAACAGTGGTCTTAACCGAGCAATCTAAAGCCTGGATTCCATACGTTGAATCACGTGAAACCATGACTGCGGAAATTGGCATTGAAGACACTCAAGGCAATGCTTACGGGTTCCATTTCCCTAAACTGGAACTCGATAATGATGGCATGTCAGATACCAATGCGACCGATGACCACACGCTGGCTCTAGAGTTTAAGCAGGTCAAAGTGGCACCAACCATCACACGTTCAGTTGCATAAATAGATTTAGAAAAGCAAAAAGCCCGTGACTCGTAATCATGGGCTTTTTTGTGTTCACAACCTTGGCATGAAAGGAAGTAAACCATAAATGAATTATAACCCCAAACACCAAGTAAAGGTATAGGTATAAATATGGCATTTGGTATCGGCACAAGCACAAACACAGCTAAATGGTTTGACTATAAGAAAGACGGTGATAAGCAGCAACGCGTTAAGATTAAAAGCGCCAACAATGAGCTTTATCTTGCAAAGAATGAAGAAGCGGGGATTCTATATCGTGCACAGCCTGACGATGAAAATAAAAAACCATTTCACTTCTTCCAATACAAAGCAGAAGCATTTTTAATTGAAGATTGGCAGGGTTTTGATATCTTGAAAATCAATGAAAATGGTGAGCAAGAATTAAAGCAGGACGTTGCGTTTTCTCCTGAAATTGCCGGTGAAATTTTTCTAAATGGTGGCACCCAAGGTGTTGAGTTAATGATTTTTGTCTCAAAAAAGGCAATGGAAATCTCTAAAGAGTTTGAGGTTAACCGGCAGTTAATTTTGGGAAAGTTGCAGAACTCCACCGATACCTCAACCAGTACGCAGGACTCAGCGAGTACCAAATAAAGTTGCGTGAAAAGCAGGGGCATGAATTACCCGATCCGCCAGAATACTCATATACAGCCAATGCTTTAATTGAAGCCTACAACGTCATTTCACGCTCACGTAGATATGAGCAAGGCACACCGTTGGCATTGGGCATTGCTGACCTTAACGCTTATTGTGAGCAGTACGAGCTACCAGTAGAGCGTTATATTTTTAATGCAGTCATCTTTGATCTGGATAACCGGTTTATTGATGAGGCGTATAAAAAGGTGAGTAAGAAATCAGCGTGAGTTGGTTTCTTTTCTGGTTTTAGATATCTTAAGACAAAATAAATATCCTTAAATTTACGATGAAAAACATAAATTTATTAAAAATCAAAAACACCAAATTAAAAAATATGATAATCTCATAGTCAAATCGAATACTAGGTATTGGTTATGAGTGGCTCAGAAAAAATAGTTGTACCAGGTACAAATGTCTTAAGACGAGCGGGTAATACTTTAATCAGCTCAGAAGCTAGTGAAGCTGAAAAAATAGAAGCCTTTAAAGTGCTAACCGCATGGCGTTCTTTACATACATACCCAATTGATACTTTTCAAAAAACCTTGAGAAGAAGATGTGGCGAGTTGAAATTTAAAGACTCAACTGTGGCGCAAAGACTTAAGCGATTGCCATCAATTGTCTCTAAATTGAAGCGACATCCTGGAATGAACTTGGCTCGAATGCAGGACATTGGTGGGCTAAGGGTGATTTTGCCTAGTATTCAGGATGTTTATCGACTGCACAATGACTTGATCCACATAAACAAAAGATTTAGCCATGAGCCGAAACTCCCTTGTGATGATTATATTCAAAAACCAAAGCCTGATGGTTATCGTAGCTTGCATCAGATATTTATTTACAAGAGTAGAGATCACACAGAGCTGGATGGCTTAAGTATTGAGTTGCAAATAAGGACTAAATTACAGCACTCTTGGGCAACAGCTGTTGAGACTCTTGGGGTAATTGAAAAAGCATCTATAAAGTCTGGTTTTGGCTCTGAAGATCATAAGCATTTTTTTAAGTTGAGCAGCGCACTTTTTTCAATAAAAGAGCAAACCCCGATGCTACCGGAATTTGCAGAACTCACCCCAAATGAGATTGCGCATCAAGCAAAAGAAATTGAAGAAAAGCTGCAAATCTTCAAGAAACTCAAGGGAATTGCAATTACCGCTAAGCACATTGAGTCAACTTCTAATAGTAAGTATGCGTATCATATTTTAAGACTATATAGAGACGAAGATGCTTGGAAGGTGGATGTAATGCCTTTTTCCAAAAATCAAGAAGATCTAGCCAAGACTTTTTATGCATCACTTGAGGCGAAAGTTAAAGGTGATCCAGATGTAGATGTGGTATTGGTATCTGTGGGTGATTTGAAGGCGATTAAAAAAGCTTATCCAAACTACTTCTTGGATACTAATCAATTCATCAAAGAGATGCAGTCAGCATTTAAGAAGTATTTAGATGCTTAAAACAAACCACTCTTCGGAGTGGTTTTTTAATGCTTGAAAATTATACCGTTTGGGATATAAATGAAGTTCATAAATAATGAGTAATGAAAATGAGTGAATTTCAAGAAGGTGATGTGGTTTATTTGAAGTCTGGTGGCCCGGCTATGACTATTACAGAGTTGACTGAAGAGGATGAGTCTTTTTGTGAATGGTTTGATAAAAATCAGGAGTTGCAAAATGGCTCTTTCAAAAATACAACTCTAACGAAAGACAACCCAAGTCCGAGAGCAAAACCAGTAGCCCTATAAAGAAAAGCACCTTAGGGTGCTTTTTTTGTTGGATCTATTTCGGATTGCTCTCGGGGTTCTTCACTGCGCTTAATTTCCTCTACAGTTAAGCGACTACCCTCGGAATTAAGCTTATTAAATAAAGTGTCAACAAGATCAGCAGCTGACATATTTTGTAAAGCACTTTCAGCAGCCAATTTGGCTAAACGTCTACGCTCTCTTGGATCGCTAGCTACAGGATTTTTCTCGCGTGATGACCGGGGTTTAGCGTGAGAAGCTTCAATAAGATCACCAATGGTTAGGGGTGGGTTGTCAAAGCTCCGCTCTAAGCGATGAACAATCTCTGCATTCATTGAGCGATTATTTGCTTTTGCGGTTTCTATAATTTTTTCACGAAACTCAGGTGTTACACGGACTTTGAGTGTGACAACACCGCTTTGATCTTCACTCATAAAACATCAACCGAAATAAAAATAATAATAACCCCATTATGGGGATTGACCAATAACCCCAAAATGGGTACTATGATTTAACACCCCAAAGTGGGGACATTGGAGGAAACATGAAAGAAGAAATTGTCTATGTAAAAGGTCGTTTAGATAGCGATCTACATAAAGAGCTTAAGGCGATTGCAAAAGAAGATAAAAGGTCGATAGTTTACCTTTTAAATGAAGCAGTCAAATTACTGGTAGAAAAACACAAGAGTGCGAAAGCATGAAATCAACAGGCAACAAAAAAGCCCCTTACTATCTTGGCGGATACGGAGCTTGATTGCTGTCAACAAAGGAATATTAACTATGTCTAGTTTAGCATTAAGTTTTAACGATGTAAATTTCACACCTGTTCAGCAGGATAATCAAGCATGGATTACTTCACGTGAGCTTGGTCAAGCTCTAGGTTATTCGCGTGAAGATGCGGTCAATAAGATTTTTGAGCGCAACTCAGATGAATTCACAGGAAGTATGACCCGTAACGTCAAATTGACGTTGCAGGGTCAAGCTCGTGAGATTCGAGTGTTTTCTTTGCGTGGATGTCATTTAATAGCAATGCTTTCAAGAACGGCAATCGCCAAACAATTCCGCAAATGGGTTTTGGATGTGCTGGATCGTGAAGTCGTTACTAAACAGCTTGAAAGTCGCCAATCCATTTCACCAGAGCAGCAAGCCTTGCTTCATGAGATTGTGGCGCGTCGCTCTCAAGGTGAACGTAGAATCTTTGCTGAAATGTGGGCGCGTCACAATCGACACTTTAAAATCCCGCGTTATGCTGAACTTTTAGAGATTCACTTTCCAGAAGCGATTCATTATCTGGAAACAATGGATCTAAAAGCAAAAGTGGAAAAGCAAGAAGTAAAAGCTTTGCCTTATCCTCAAGAAGTTATTCAGGTGGCCCAGCAGATTAGCCAAGAGTTTAATAACTCCAAATATGATGCTTGGCATGTGAGCGCTCGTAATGGTGTATTGACTGCAATGCCACTACCACCGGGATTCTATCCAACCATGGATATTGCTGAGTTCACTAAGCGCTTTGATAGTGTGCTTGATCTTCTTTATGGCACTGATACGCTTCGAGTGGGCCGACACTTCTTGAGAGAGCGGAATAGCCGTTAAAACAAAAACAACCATCCTTCGGGATGGTTTTTTCATTCTGGAATTAGTATCTTATCCCTGATAATTCTTAAAATCGGGGAATAACATGGCGCTTAAACCATGCAAGGAATGCGGAAACCAGATAAGCGATAAAGCTGAAAGTTGTCCGCAATGTGGCGCAAAACAACCAAAGAAAACATCATTATTCACTAAAATAGTGCTTGGCTTTATTATCTTTACGGTGATTATGATAATAGTTAGTGTGAATTCTGACACACCTCCATCCGAGCCGAGCGCAGAAACTCAGAAGATGATGCAACAAGCGCAAATTCAAACAGCTTTATCTGGGATACTTAAAGATCCAGAGTCTGCCAAATATGAGTTTGTAAGCGCACAATGTGGTCAAGTTAACTCTAAAAATAGTTTTGGTGGCTATGCCGGTGCAAAACGTTTTTTAAGTGATGGTGATAACGTTTACCTTGAAGACTACAACGCATCCAAATCTGAATTTAATGATTTATGGAAAAAGCACTGCCCATAGATTAAGCCCTTAAATATAACCCCGCAAAAGCGGGGTTTTTTATTGCCCGCAGGAAACAAAATGGCTCAAGAATCCAAATTACTCATCACAGTAGATTCCAGAAAAGCTAAAACCGAACTGGATTCGGTGGATAAATCGCTTAAAAGTGTTGAAATGCAGGGGGATAAGACTGCAAAAAAATCTAAAGACTTAGGTGGCGCTTTTAAACAAGCTGGGGATGCGGCAAAAAGTGCAAAAGATGGCGTATCAAGCTTTGATGGGTCGCTTGGCGGTCTTACTAAAACTCTAGGATCAAGCAGTGCATTACTATCATCTGCCGCAATCGGAATTGCTGGCGTTGCTGGTGCAGCAGTAGGTTCGCTTGGCGCATTAACAGGCATGGCGCTAGCGTATTCCAATAATGCAAAAGAGATTCAAAACCTTGCCACTGTAGCTGATATGGGTGTAGTGGAATTTCAACGAATGGCTGTAGCAGCTCAACAGGTTGGTATAACACAAGAGCAACTATCAGACCAAATCAAAGACTTTAATGAAAAGCTTGGAGAGTTTGTTTTAACTGGTAAGGGTGAAGCTACAGACGCATTCGAACTGCTACAAAAGCATTCCAAAATGTCAGGCGAAGAAATTAAAAAGTTTGCCCTTGAAATGCAAAAGGCATCCGGTGGCGATGCCATGCAAATGTATGTAAATAAGCTTGAAGAGGCAGGTGTTTCGCAAGAGCAAATGTCATTCTTGACTGAGAATATGGCAAATGATTTCACTAAACTTTTGCCAATATTTGCTGACAATGGCGCTGCAATTGAAGAATGGGGCAATGCTGCTGAGCGTGCTGGATTTATTATCACGGAACAGGGTATTGAGACGGCTATTGATTTTTCAGCCCAAGCGCAGCTGCTAGAACTTCAATTGAAGGGTATGAGTAACACCATGCTTGCTGCTGTTGTTCCTGCCCTAGTTGATATCGCTGATGCCTTCTTTCAGGATTCGGAGCAAGGCAGTACCTTCGCCCAAGTTGGAGATACTCTGGCTGTAACCCTAAAGGTATTAGCCTCTACCGCTATTGTGGTAGGCAATGCCTTCTATTTGGTAGGTGATGCCATTGGGGCTGGTGCAGCAGCCATGATGCGCTTTCTTAGTGGTGATTTTGCTGGTGCAGCACAAATTGTTAAGGACAACTATACCAATGCTGTTGATTCGGTTGCCAACTCAATGGAAAAAATCGACAAGATTTTTACTGGAAAAACAGCCAACAATGTAAAAAACCTGAAAGTTCCACCTCCAAAAGACACCCCTAGAAAAGGCATCACCACTGGCCTTGATGACTTTGCGGCAGGTGAAAAGGAAAAAACCAAGAAGGCCAAATCAGAAGGCGACAAACGAAAACGTGAAGCCGAGCGCTTAGCTAAAGAAATCGCTCGAATTGAATATGAATATGCTACTGCCGATCAGCAGCGACGAATGAAGCTGAATGATGAAATCGAGTATCTTCAGGAAAAAGGCATGTCTAAATATATAGATGATGCCCAAGACCGATACAATCAGGAAGAAAAGCTGATTCAGATGAAGTTTGAATTTGAATTGGCTGAACACCTGATGACTGAAGAGCAGAAACTCCGGTTCTCGATGAATATTAGAGAGCAGGAAATCAAGGCAGATCATGATTTAACAAAGGAGCAAAAAGCCCTTAAGAAAAGCTCGCTGGATGAGCAGTTTAAGCAGGAATTGGAACTGATTAAGCTCACCCAGGAGCAGCGAATCTTTGCAGCCAATGAATTCCAGTATGCTGAAATAGACAGGATTAAAAAGCGCTATGAACTAGAGCGCAGAGAAATTGATCGAAATCGAAAGCTATCAAGCGATGAGCGCCATGAGCTAATGGTAGCCTCTTATATGCGTGAAGGCCAAGATACAGCCTACGCCCAACAAGGAGCAGCTCAAAACTTTCTAGGCGCTATTGGAGTGGACTACAGTGCAGAAGCAGCACTTCAAAATCGAATGAATGCAATCATTGAGTATCGGGAGTGGTTCACCATGTCCGAGGCTCAATTTACGGCTGAAACACTTGCTGCACAGTCGCAGTTTGAAAGGGATAAGCAGGATTTAGCTTTATCATCTTTAAATGTGCTTCTATCAGCAACATCCTCAACATGGTCAAACATGACACAGATGATTAAGGAGAAGTCGGGTGAGCAATCTGGTGCATACAAAACCATGTTTGCGATGCAGCAGGCTTTTTCCGTAACCTCAGCAACAATAAATGCCTTGTTAGCATACAACCAAGTGTTGGCCAGTCCATGGACATTTGACCCGATCAGTAAACAACTTGCGGCAAGTATTACGCTTGGTATGGGGATGGCAAACGTCGGCCTAATCGCCGGTCAAACCATTGCGGGTATGGCCCACGACGGTATCGACAATATTCCGAAAGAAGGCACATGGTTGCTGGATAAAGGTGAACGTGTTGTTGATAGTCGAACCAATGGTGATTTAAAGCAATATCTAGCCAATAGACAAAGCGATGGACCTAAAATCACAATCAACAATAATGCAAGCGTGGATGTTTCAGCGCGTCAAAATAGTGACGGCACACTCACGATTGATGTGGTGGAGCGCTTTATCGCTGATTCGCTAAGTCAGCCAAACTCTAAAATCCGCAAGTCTTTGAATAGAAATACCACTGCAACAGCTCGGAGATAATATGCACAAGCTTAAATATTGCCCCTTGCAAAGCGGTTATACGGCTCAAATTGGTGATGGGGTGATAAGCCAAGAACTCGATGGTGGCGCACCGCGCTTTCGTCGAGCACTCAAAAGCACGTACCACGCCGTGAATGTTCAATGGGTTGTTAAAGAGGCAGGTTATCAGTACCTGATGGCTTTTTACCGGGTATGGGCTAGAAACCCATCACAACGATTCTTGGCTAAATTATGCGTGGATAATGCAACTGTTGAGGATTATCAGTGTTACTTTTCTGGACCGCCATCACTCACAAGCAAGGAAGCAAACATCTATACCGTGTCTGCAACTCTTCGGGTCAAGCCTTTAAGTGTTGATAAGGATATGGATGACGTTTTGGTGGGTATCGGAAATAACAACGAATCTATCAATGACGTATTCAATCCTCTTGAAGAGCTGGTAAATGAGAGCTTACCGGATGCACTGGTGGACTTATGAGTGATTACACTTCATTTTTCTTAAACGCATCTGGTGCGATTGTACCGCTTGAATGTATTGAAATTTCACACCCAAGTTTTTCCAAGATTTATCGTTATGTAAAAAACGATGAGGATGGAATTGTTGCAGGTGGTGCAAGTTATATCTATCAGCCGATGAGCATCAAAAGAAACAATGTCACGAATGATTTGGATCAAGTTGTATCGGTGACTTTTGCGGATATGGATGATGAACTCATTAAAGAAATCATGAAAATTCGCACTGGCGCCAATTCAAAAGTAAGACCAAAGTTTGTCTATAAAGTTTTTCGTGATGATGACCTAAGCTCACCGATGATTCAGCTGCAAACTTTAGAGATTGCGACTGTATCAAAAGACAGCACAGGCTTAATTACCTTTGACGCTAAAGCACCAGAGTTAAATTCTGTCAGAACTGGCTTGGTTTACACCTTCGAAGATTATCCACTTTTAAAAGGTATCTAATGAGTATTGATAACTTGTTGGATCGCACCTGGTCCAAGGATTACACCTGCAACGAGTTTGCCTGTGAAGCATGGCAGCAGATCACTAGTGAAAATCTTACAAAGCGTTTGACCAAGCTTTTAAACGGAAAAAGTAGCTTCAAGCGAATTGAAGAGCCTATTTCACCCTGCATTGTCTTTTTTACCAACAACAATCGAAGCTCGACGCATGTCGGGCTTTTTTATGCCGATAAACTTTTGCATTTAACACCGCGAGGCGTGCAATACGTACCGCTTGAATTGGTCGCTTGTAATTTTAGAGAAGTGAGATTTTACACATGAAAATTGTGATTGTGCATGATGTGTATGACAACACCAAAAATGAAGAACACGAAACAAGTGATGCATGTCAGTTTTTGGTTGAGTATTTCGGAAATAAGCGCCCTGAAAATATGCGCATCTATCACAATTCTGTATCTGAGCAAACCGATGTAACCCCAAAAAGCGTAAGCGATATTAAGCGGCTCCAAGAGTTGGATGGGGTTTTATATGTTGTGGTTTATCCTGCTGTTGCACCACTTGTAATTGCCAAGATTGTTTTTTGGGTAGTGACTGCGGTCATGGCTGCATATAGTGTTTACACTATTTTGACCATGCCCAAGCCGAATGCAAATTCAAGTGTTGGTTCGTCAAACAACGAATTAGCAAATCGATCAAACCAAGCCCGGGTAAAATCTCGAATCCCTGATATTTACGGCACTGTACGCGCATATCCTGATCTTATTGGTGTTGTTTACACCTACTATCAAAATGGTATTGAGATTGAAGAGTGCTTGATGGCAATCGGCCGTGGATATTACCAGATTCATGATTGCCGCGACGGGGATACAGCGGTTGAGGGAATCGATGGTGTGGATGTGAGTATTTACGATCCAGGTGTGAGTATTCGGGGCTCAACTACAATTTATAAAGCTGGAGAGACGTTTACATCGCTTCCATTGGCAATACGAAAATCAGGCTCAATCAATGGCCAATCACTTGTTAAGCCGAATGATGTGTCACTCATCTCTAGTCAATTATATTTTTTAAATACGGGCATAATTAAAACCAATGATACCAGCGTGGACTTTACTCAGCTTTTTAAAGCAGGAGATGGTCTCGCAATCAATGGTGCTAATTTTGGTGTTCTGGATGCCAATCTGTCTGGTAATGCAGTGGTTACTGCCAATGCCACGATTGTTGTGCAAACTGAATTAGATATTGCGGATTTTAGCCAATACAAAGGCGTTTTGCTTAATGGCGCTACTTTTGAATATGTCTTAGAGACAACAATCGTTGATCCGGAAAATCCTGAATCGAACACAGTTGTGGCTGAAAGATCATTCAGGGACTTATCTGGGCAATACGATGTTTCCAGTATCACACGTGTGCTCATTGGAACGCTTTACACTTACACAATCACGCTAAGCTCACCAAAACAGGTGAATTACAATTGGAACTTTGTGATTGAGGACCATACGGTCAGCCCCGGTATTACTCTTAACAAGAGTGAAAACTCAATTAACCTTGATGATGCTTATTCAGTAAGTGGTGTATCAGCAACTCAAATCACATTATCCAATGCAGCGACAGTGAATTCCGACTGGAATAAAATTCTAACTTTGTTTGGCGGCTCAACTCAAGGGCACTTGGCTAATGTTGATTTGGAGATTGTTGCTAATAAGTGGGTGGGCTGGTTTAGTATTTATTTTCAAAGCGCAACCCATTTAACATTTAATGTATATGCCCCCAATGGTATGTACGCAACCACTGATAGTGGCAATGAAAGACAAGCTGGTTGCACAATTACAGTTCAATGGCAATCGATTGATGATAGTGGTAATCCGATTGGATCGATTCAGTCATTTGAATGGGAGATTTGGGCGCAAACCAAGAGCAGCTTTGGTCGCACATTTAAAGCTGCACTACCAACAACAGGAAATGCCCGATTCAGGCTCGCTAAAACCTATGCAAAGGAAAACAATAGGCCAGTAACCGAGGTGAAAATTAAAGATGTTTATGCATCACACGCACTCAACAAGTCAACCTATCCAGGTGTAACGGTAATTCGAACCAAAACGGTTGCAACAGATGGTGCTTTGTCTATTAAAGAGCGAAAACTCAATTGTTTGGTGACTCGAAAATTACCAGTCGATGGCACTGGTACACGAGTTGCTACAAGAGATGCGGGACAGGCTCTAATTAATTTAGCTTTAGATAAAGTGATTGGTCGTCGCTCAAGTACAGAAATAGATATCGCTCAGATTAAGTCTGAAATTCAGAGTGTTAAAAACTATTTTGGCACCGATCTGGCTGCGGAATTTAGTTACACCTTTGATGATGACAAGCTCAGCTTTGAAGAACAAGCGGGCATGATTGCTTCAGCTGTGTTTTGTGAGGCATTCCGGTTCGGCAATAAGTTGCGATTGAAGTTTGAAAAACCACAGGATAATTCAGTCTTGTTGTTTAATCATCGAAACAAGGTGCCGGGATCGGAGAAGCGGACTTATAACTTTGGCATTGATAAAGACTATGACGGTGTTGAGCTGGAGTATACGAACCCCGATGACGATACTCGATCAACGTACTTAATCCCCGAAGATGGCAGCGCAATAAATGCCTTAAAGATTACAACCACAGGGATTCGCAATCATGCAGTTGCAAAAACTCGGGCATGGCGTGAATGGAATAAGTTGCAGTATCAATCCGCAGCTGTAGAGTTTGATGCGTTAGATGAATCAAATCTATTAACCCGAAATGACCGAATTTTAGTTGCTGACAATACTGTGATTGACACACAGGATGGTGAAGTTGAGGCAGTGAATGTTTTGACACTGACCCTATCTCAAGACGTAATTTTTGAGGATGGCGCGACTTATTACTGCAACCTGCAAATGCCTGACGGCACTGTAGATATTATTCAGTGTAGCAGGGGGCAGTATTCAAATGAGATTATTTTAAGCCGTGCGCCAATTAAGCCGCTTGTAATTGACGAGGATCGTTATCTCAAAACAACCTATGTCATTGTCAAAGCTACTGATGCGGAAAAACAAGCTTTTATGCTCACCGAAATGTCTGCCAATGATGAAATGACAAATAGGTTAACGTGCATCAATTACGATCCGCGTTACTACGAAAAAGACCACACCTACCTCTAATTTGAAATCAAACATATAGCCACCTTCGGGTGGTTTTTTAATGCCTGGAGTAAAGCATGGCTGATCAAGTAATTACAGTCCAGAAGCTTATTGATGCGGATAAGGATGCAACGTCACTGGATACGTTTATTAACGGAACTGATAGTGCAACAGTAACAACGCGGAAATTGCGTACTTACCCATCTTTAGCCAAAGCAGTTAAGCAAGTTATTGAAACAGGTGGCTTTGAGCCATTTGCTACCGAAACAGCTTTGCTTGCAAGTGTGCCGAATGTGTCAAAAAAGGCGGCTAAAGCACTTGATACTAAAAAGATTTGGTATTGGGATGGCAGTTCATGGACAGATACAGGGTTGAGTGAGTTAGATCAGTCGATAGCTTACGCTAACACCCAGTTAGCCGACGTTTATACAAATATGTCTGATATAAATGCTACACACAATCAAAGTAATAACTTCGAAAGGTATTTAAATTTTGATGATAATTTAGAAGCATTAAACATCGACAGTAACGGTGTGATAATTGCAGATATCGAGCAAACGGTAAAACTGTTAGCAAACAGGCAAAAATATGTATATTCGAGATACCTTAATAATTCTGATCAAGAAGGCTTTGTGGAAGCCGACAAGAATAATGTTCGATTGTTAAAACAATCGCACTTAGCAGATTCCAATACAGTACCTAAGAAATATACATTTATTGATGGACGGTTGAATGCTATTTATCAATCGGGAGATAAATTTTACAAAATTGAAATATATGGTCACGCAATAAACGGACTACCAAATATCGCAGGAACATACATAGCAGATAAAGTGGATGATATTGATGATGCGGTTTGGGAAACACTAAGCGTTTCTTCTAGTGATTGGCTACCACCAATGGCTGTAGGACTGCAATCTGGTGGCGATGGTGGTTCGACAATGTATACAGGCGGAAGTCATGGCAGTGATGGTGGAGGTGGCGGAAACCCGACTGCTAGAAATGTCAGCTTCCAAATCATTGTTGATGGTGTGGCTTTGGATATGACTAAAGACAGTCAAGCATCTTATAGCTCAATGCAAGTTGTTATAATTAACCAAATTTTTGCTTACAACAGTATCACACTGGATATTTACGCAATTCAACAAACATTCAAAGTAAATTTAATTTGCCCTGTTATCTCAGTCGATTGTCATGTTGAAGCTTTGCAAGATGTAAACATTTCAACGGACAATGGTTTGCAGAAAATCATAAATGGATTTAGGGCAACTGATAATGGGACTTTATTATTTGTTGGTTCAAACAAGTCTCGAGGTTCTATTGTCAATGAGGATACTTCAGGAACAAAAGCAAATTTTCCTAATGCACAGGCGATGGTTTTACATAGTGATAATGGACAATTAGTCTCTTGGATAGACAGAGGGTATGAAGCTGGAGATGGACGATATGTTAATTCAAATGCGCCTTACCTTCGAGTGTCATCAAATGGGTTAAAAACATATCACGCTATTGTAACGCAGAGCACTCCATTGCTGTCCGGCCAAAGCTATAAATGGCGTGGAGCTTATTATTTAGGAATGCAGAATCCAATATTTGATCATGATGGGTTCTTTGCAATTGCGAGAAACACACAGATGGGTCACGTCATTGTTCGTGATGCCCAAACATTTTACACAATCTAAAGTCGAGGAAATGCCATGAGAGCAACATTAGTTCATAATATTGACGCATCGGAATTAGCAGATATCAATGGAGTTGTAACAATGCCATCAGCCGATGAAAAGGCGGTATCTAATATTTTGGATGTAGATGGAAAGCCAGCAGTTAAAGTATGGGTTGAAACTGAATCTCGCTATTTAGATGCAAGCGGTGCAAGCGTAACACAAATCCGTAATGGAGCATCAACAGATTTTTTAAGTCGATACAATAAATCAGGTGGTCAATTCGCACAGGTTTCTGCGTTTGGTGGAGACTACTTGAGTTGCTTAAATGGAAGAGGGCGATTCTCTTTTGATTTTAACTCATCTGAGTATTCAGTTTTTGCTGTTGCAAAGCCAATTGCTTCACCGTCTGGGGCAACCACACAAGCCCTGTTAGGTGTCAACTCTACAATTGCATCTAACTATGCTCCAACTTTAGCCTTTAATGTTAGCTCTGGTGGAGCCCTAGTCTTTAATGGGGGTAATGTCACAACTAGGCTGGCGGGGTCAGCCACAAATCACTTTAATAAGGTGACACTACTTGCAACTACATTTAGCCAAGAAATGGGGGTTTCACTTCACGAAGATGGGGTGGAAACAGCTAGAAATGCAAGTGACACAAATGTTCAGGGCATATCAACTCTATCCTTTCTTGGTCACGTCTCACCGTCTGGTGGTTTTGCTGGGGATGCGTATGAGTTGATAATCTTAAATATTGATGTCACGAAAAGAAAAAACAAAGCGGCGCTTACGGCTCTAAATACATATCTTAAAACCAAGTATGGAATTACTTAACTCATAGTAATATGGCAATATCTTTTTAAGGGTTTTATTATCTTGAGAAAATGTAGCACCTCCGGGTGCTTTTTTATTACCAAAATTTAGGGGGCGCAATGTCAAATGACTATTCAACTGATCCGCCAGTAGCAACAGCAGGGCAGCTTCTTGCCATCTCAGACAAGATTAACGATCTTGGAAAAAGTATGGATAAGTTAGCTGAAATGCCCCAAAAGCTTGACCGCATGAATATGCAGTTAGAGCAATTAAATAAAGAGCATCAGCAGACCCGGAACGACTTAACTCAGACTCGTGACAATCTGCAAGATGATCTGGATCGGGCTAAGTCAAACTTTAAAAGCGAGATCAAGCAAGTCCGAAATGAGATTGATCCGAAGTTTAAAGAGATGGATATGCAGATCAGGGTGCTACATGAAAGCAAAACCAAGATTGATAACACCACAAGTCTTGTGCGCTTTGGTGGTATTTTCTTAGCTGGCCTATTTGTAGTCGCATGGAATACCCAAACGAGCAAGACAGACACGGTAAACACTCAGACAATGGCAAATAGCCAGTCCATCCAAGTTCTTGAAAAACAATCTGACCAACTCTTAAGAACGGTTGAAGAAATCCGCAACAAACTTTATGAACGAAACATGAGAGAGGAAAAATGAAATTTATCCCGGAAAATGTCTGGAAATATTTATCTGTAAAGCTCCCAATTATCGGAGCTTTTTTATTGGGTGTTCTTCCTGTTCTAATTCAAGAAGGCATTAACACACAGCTCATTCCTGCTGAATATCATGCTATTTTGCTTTCTGTAGTTTTACCTGCATTGGCGTACGTTGGCCGTAAGATTGCGCAGCCTAAAGTTAAGGGTGGTCCATAATGAAACACATTTTTGATTTCTTACGAAAGATCAGTGGTGGCAAACTCACCCAAAAGCAGGTTGATGCTGCAGATAAGTTAATTGCAACTGCCTATGATGACTTGAACGACGTGCTGGGTATCGCCACAGATGAAATGCATGTCAGTCCAAGTGGTGTTGACCTGATCTGCAATTTTGAAGGCCTGCGACTGAAAGCCTACGATGATGGTGTAGGTGTATGGACTATTGGTTATGGCACCACAAAATACCCAAATGGCATACGTGTCAAAAAAGGGGATACCTGCACACTGGATCAAGCCAAAGCTTATATGCAGAACGACCTAAAAGCATTTGAGCAGACTGTAAATAGTGCAGTCAAAGTTCCAGTCAGTCAAAATCAGTTCGATGCCCTAGTTTCACTGGCCTACAACATTGGATCAACTGCATTCAAAAATTCCACTTTGGTTAGGCAACTAAATGAAGGAAATTATAAAGCTGCTGCCAATCAATTTAATGTTTGGGTCAATGCTGGTGGCAAGCGCATGCAAGGCCTGGTGAACCGCCGGGCTGCAGAAAGGACTTTATTCTTAAAATAGATAAATGCCCTCACATGAGGGCTTTGTTTTTTACTTTAATAAATAATTCCTCAATCCCCACCCAGATTCCTTCCTAAAAATCCTTCCATTCTTAATCGTGTGCTCTATATAAAAGTAGGTCCATGTTTTCATTTTAATCCAACCTATTTGCAATCTCTGATGCAGTCGCATTGTAATAGATCATCAGGCTTCTTAAGTCCTTATGACCAATCATTCGCGCCAAATCCAATACTTCCAATTTCTGAGCAAGCCTTGTGCATGCTTCATGTCTTGAGTCGTGAAAATGTAAATCCTCAATTTCACACTTATCTCGCAACTTTCTCCAAAGTGTATCAAAGCTCGAATCTTTCACTGTAAAAACCTGATGACTGCCAACACCTTTCATAAGCTCAAGCAATTCAACAGCACGCTTTGATAGAGGAACATGCCGCTTGGTTCCATTCTTGGTTTCATTCAAAGTCACATATCTATTCTTTAAATAAACCCGGTCCCAAGTCAGGCCACGTATCTCACCAGCACGCATTGCAGTTTCAATCGCCAGAAGGAAAGCAATCATAATTTGCTGTGTGAAATTCTCAGGTGCCTGATCATCGAATTCAGCAGCCAGGCAAAGTCTGTAAATTTCATCCTCCGATATACGTCTATCTCGATGTGCTGGCGGTGGCGGCATCTTTAAATCACTCATAGGTGAATCATAAACCCACTTCCATTCCGTGCGCGCTACTGTAAACAAAGCAGACAGGATATTACCCTCACGTCGTACTGATGCCGGCTTGACTGTTTTTAATCTGGTATCACGCCACACCACAAAATCATCAGTCGTAATTTTAGCAATATGCTTTTTGGCAATCTTTGGGAAGTTCCTTTGAAATGCTCGGAATCTCTTAATTTCGGCATCACAACCTTTGTGCTTTGGGCACACTTCTTCTATGTATCTATCAATTGCACAATTTAATGTATAATCAGGAAGCTTTCCGCGTGATAACTCTCTTAATTCAGTTTCACGTTTTGATGCCCATGCGCGAGCCTGAGTCTTAGTATCGAATGTCGCACTTTCCCGAGTACCATTCACACTAATCTCAACTCGCCAAGCATCACCCCTTTGTCTAAAGGTGGCCATAAATTCTCTCTCAAAATGTCGTGGCGTAAATTTGGCGTAATCAATATAGAATGAATAATAGGGAATAATAAGGAAACATTAAACTATTTAATTAATGAGCCACACTTAAATCTATAAAATTAAAGAAAAAATAAGGAAAACTAGGGAATAATAAGGAAACCGCAAATTTCGGAAAGTGCCCGCTGAGCGCACCATTTATTTAAACTATAAAACTGAAAAATAAATCAAATTAGTATCGCACACAGTTGCGGCCATCATCTTTCGCCCGATAAAGATTGTTATCGGCAATTTTCAAAACGTCTAGAATATTTTTAGAACTGTCTGGCCAAGAAGCAATACCAATCGAAATGCTGATGAAACCTATGTTGTGAATTTCTTTACATGCAATCTCTTTTCTGAACCTTTCTGCACTTTCATAAACTTCAGTAAGATTGCTGTTCGGTATAATAATGATAAATTCTTCACCGCCATAACGGCAGCAAATATCATCTTTACGAAATTTTTGCTGCATCGTCTTGGCAATATGCTTTAAGACAACATCACCTTGATCATGACCATAATTGTCATTCACGTTTTTAAAGTGATCCACATCCATCAGAAGTACTGAAAACTGGATGTTCATTTTCATGTTTTGAGTCATGACGTAATTTAAACCACGACGATTCATCAAGCCGGTTAAAGGATCCGTATTAATATGATGATCCATCTTGCTCATTTGTTGTGAAAATTTGCGAACACTGAGCAGTAGGGCTAACTTGAATTTTGTGACCTCATAGTACCAAGGCTGGATATTCTTAATTTTTGAACCGATTTCTGCCTGATTTAGCAGACTCGCCATATCTGCCAGTTGATTCAACGGGGCCGAGATAGAGTCAGACAGTCGCCATACAATATAAAAAACAAGCAGATAAAATAAAAAGAATCCTGCGGCTAATTTATAAAGGATAGAATTTGCCTGTTTAAGTAAATCATGGGTGGGTTGTTGGGAAACCACGATCCAGTTTGAAGTCGGAATATGAGAAAAACCCGCCAGATTATCAGTGCCCTGGCTATTGATTAAACGAATTTGACCATTTTTATGCGCATGCATATATTCCAGACCAGTATTATTGCTGGCCAATTGACCGATTCTTTCACGATCGGGATGGAAAATAATTTTATTTTCATTGTTAATCACATACATATAACTATTCTTATAATTTTTATAAGTGGTTAGAAGCTGATTAATTACATTTTTTTCTTTTAAATAAATCGCTGAACCGATGAAGCCCTGATAGTGATTTGACTTGTCAAAAATAGGTTGAGAAATAAACACAATCATATTTTTTTGCACAGAAAAATAGGGCGAAGATATATAAGTCGATTTTTTATGAAGAGAGTCAATAATCCCTTGAGTATGTTGTATTTTGCTTTTATCAATATGCAGAATATTAGGGGAAAAGTTTATCAGTCTGCCTTGGGTGTCACTGATCACAACACTGTTATAGTGTTCAGACTGATATTTTAATTTATTGACCTCGGCTTCTCTTAGCTCATTGTTATTAAAGTCTTGACCTAATATCTTGGCACTATAGTCCAGCTCAAGAAGCATATTTCTAAAATGGTTGTCTGTGCTTAATGCAATTTTATGTGCATGATCAGAGTTTAAGGCAAGAGAATTGTCGATTAACTGATTTTTTACGATCTGATAGCTAATAATGAGAGAAATAATAAAAAGGCTAGACACACTAAAAATAGCCAATAAAAGTATTAACTGCCTTAAATTGAGATCAAGGTGTTTCCTAAAATTATTAGCTGACATAAAAAATTAGATATACCTCGATGTATTTATGAGCATTGTATTGCATTTATATTCAATGTTTAAGGTTGATATAAAATTAAATTTCCATTAAGTGGGAGCTTTTATTTCGATCAAATTTAGAATTTATAGATTGCTTGGCTGTAAATAGGGTGGATTTGAAAAGCTGAGTAAGGTTCTGAATATTTGACTATGCTGCAAATAAAAATATGGTATTTAACGTTCAGAAAATCAATTGAATAATTTTGATTTCCTCATGTAAGTTATTAAATAATCAGACAAAAATATGGTTAATTGACATTGATGGGAGGTTAAATTGTCGCCATTTTTTGAAAAATAATCATTTTAAAATTAGTCGTATCGATTCATGACAGCAGTTTCTTTGAATATTGCGTCCTTTTCCGGAAGTATTTTTTATTTATAAAAAATCATATTCCAACTTAAATTTTAAAGCGCTTATTGAGATTATGAACGAGAGTATTGAGCCGTCTATGCAACGGGAAGTTGTATGCTTAATAAGGTATTTTTCTAGAAATCAATAAATTAGATAAAGACGATATGAATGCAGAAGTCTTCGGATAACAAGCCAGAAATATTCTAATCTGCTTTAAAAAAATGACAATTAAAATCTTGTATAAGTCTTCTTTTAGAAGTGTAAAAGAGTATTGTCGGCTAAAAAAATACTGTTATATTCAACTCATGGTAGGTCGTAAAATCAATAAGACGCTACCGATAAGTTGGACGGATCAATGACAGTTAGTTGAGTTTGATGTTCATCACCAGACAATAAATCTAGCACTAGCCATCCAACACAGAGCTCGCAGAAATGCGAGCTTTTTTAATGTCTGCGCAATTCATTCAGTTTAATATTCTTTTTATTATAATCCCTCCAGATAAAAAAGTTTACATTGCCAAATTCGTTAACATCTTGAAGATTAATCGCTTGGCTAATTATGGTATAAAAAACTGCAAATTGGATAATGAGAGAGGAAGGAAAAATGTCAAAGATGATTGA